CAGCTTGTAGGTCTTGTGCTATAATACCAAAGTGAGTACGAGCTTCATCCCCCTTCTCTGCCACTGCATCTTTCCAACGGAACTTACGCAGTAGACCTTTGGCAGCAACAGCTACACGTTGCTCTGCCTCAGTTAGTTCTGCAATGTCTTGTTTCTCGTTGCGGTCAGATGTTTGGATAGTGCCGTTGGTGGCGTAGATGTCGTCGAAGCGGTTGCTGCCGTTACCTAAGCTAATATTACCGTCTGTGTTTGAGTTTGTGGAGATATTCCAAGGTATAATGTCATCCACACTAGCAGCGAAGTTCAACCCTGTATCACCATTACCGATAGTCAAGTTGCTACCAGAGTTCCCAATACTCCCCACCGTAGTGCCGTCTTTGCGGAGGTCGATTAACACGCCATCAGATGTAAGCCTGCGAACCTCTAACGGTTGACCGCCATCTCTTGTAATCGCAGTGTATCCACTTGATCGGCTTTCAAAACCTGTTGATGCAGCACCAGCACTGGTCTTACCCACCAACAGATTACCGCCACTTGTGAGGCGCATGGCTTCCCCACTACTAACCTTAAATACAAGATTAGAACTGCTGTCACCAGTTGCGGTTGGATTTCCAATACTTGACCAGTTATTTCTATCTTCGTTATAAAAACGTAAACCATATGTTGCGTCATAACCTACAGAAATTTCACCACGAACATCCAAAGCCGTTACAGGCGAACTCGTCCCAGTACCCACGCCTAAATTGCCAGTATAAGCAGTGCCAGAGAGGTAAAGGTCTTTGTATTTATAGGTAGATGTGCCTATATCAATTGCACCAGACACACCAGAACCATCATCTCTACAAGGGTAATAAGCCCTTCCTGTTCCTGCCGAATGACCAAAGCCTAGACCAACGTCTGATGAACCCCTGTCGTAAGCTATAAAAAAGTTAGTATTTGAATCTTGTGTATGTGTCCCAATACTCCCCACCGCTGCGCCGTCTTTCTCAAAGCCGACAATAGCACCATCCGATGAAAGCCTAGAAAACCTTGCTGCATAATCGCCATCAGCAGTCCCTCTGACCTCTCCATTAGAACGTAAAGCAATACCTGCCGTACCTGTTGCTATGGTAGTCTTACCCACCAACAGACCCGATGATGTCAGGCGCATCTTCTCGCTGTCATTTGTTCCGAATTTTAGTACACCACTGTCAACATTCCAAAGAAACGCATCATTTCCAGTATAACCTACATATGCTCTATCTGTGCCTGTCCTAGAGCCGAAATTAACTTGTGACGACAGAATATCGCCAGATACGTCAATTCCGCTACTGCTCGTCTGGAATTTGGAGCTATCGTTGAAAAATAAACTTACTGCGCCATCTTCTTCGGCGGTAATAATGTTTTCTGAGTTTGCTGCATTATTAAGTCTAAAGGAATTTGAAAGTAAAACTAATTGACCTGTACCTTGGTCTGAAACGTATGAATTACTGCCATCATGAAATATGCTCAAATCATTTGAAGCGCCAAACTTAGCCTTATCGCTGTCGCCAAAGCTAATGTCACCAGTGGTATTTACGCCGTTAAACGTGGGTGTGTTACCAACGCCAAGCCCAAGGTTGGTTGCAGAGTTGGCAGCGTTGTTTACATCGGACAGATTGTTTGTAACTAACAATGCGCCAGACAGTGAGGCATAGGCTGCTACCCATGCAGAGCCAGTATAGACCTGCATCGCGTTTGCAGTTGTGTCATAGTAGAGAGCGCCAGAAACCAAAGCGTTTCCATCATTATCAACGCTAGGCGCTGAACTCTTAGCCCCAAGGTATCTGTCATCAAAGCTATCGAAAGCAGCTAGGGCGCTGTCTCGCGCAGCTTCCGCAGCCGTTTGCGCTGTCGCAGCGCTTGTAGCACTTGATGCCGCATTGGTAGCAGAGGTTGCTGCTTCCGATGCTTTAGTCGTAGCAGTTGACGCATTTCCAGACGCGCCTTGGATTGCTGAGATGTTAGTCGCGTTTGTATTTACAGAAGAGATGTTGCTTGCTGTTGTGTTTACGTTTGAGATTGAACCTGCAACCGTGGTCACATTGCTTGCAACACCTGCAACCGTTGTAATGTTGCTGCTTATCCCTGCAAGCGTGTCCATGTTTGTGACATTACTTGATGTGCCAAGCGTATTCATGTCGCTTACAACATCAGACGTTCCAAGAGTGTTCATGTCTGAAACAGCGTCAGATGTCCCAAGCAAGCCAAGCTCTGTGGTTTTTCCTGCCAAAGCATTAATGTCGGCGGTATCACCTGCAACTGTATTAATGTTCGTTGCATTACCTGCAACAGAAGTCACGTTAGATGCGATACCTGCAACTGTAGTTACATTCCCAGAGATTCCTGCAACCGTTGTGATGTTAGAAGAATTAGACGCAGCAGTTTGAATAGCATCTGTTGCATCTGTTCCATCTTCAATGTCAGCTAGCGTTGCAATGTCAGCCGTAATAGCAGCAAGCGTACTAACGTCAGCAAGCTTTGGCCCTGCCTCCACAGCACCAGTGCTAGCATTAAAGCCCATAACCGTACCCTTACGACTATCAAGCGAAGGTAACTCCAAAGAGGGCGCAGTTTCGTAGTCTGAAACTTGGATCGCACGACTTGCTTGATCCTCAATATCAGCAACCATAGCCGTAAGAGTATCTAGCTGAGTGTTAAGCGCAGCCCTGTTAATGTCTGCACCTGCTGAAAAGTCAGTGGTACGTTCAATAGTGGTGTCGCGTGTAATTACCACAGTGGAGCCGCCAGTTGCCCCTGTGACTGACATCGTAACAGTACCAGTTGATCCGCTACCGCCGCTTACAGTGTAATGTGTGGTTAGGCTTTTCTTCGTCCCATCCACATAGACATTCAAATCTGCGTTCTCAAAGAACTCAAAGTTAACAGTAAATGAAGTCTGCGTTGCGCCTTGAGCTACAGCGTAGCTTACTCTTGGATTGTTGTTAGAAATATCTATGGTCATGTGTCACCTCTTTGACCTGTTTTCCCACGACAAGGCAAAGAAGAGCAACGCACAAATAAACTAGGACAAATTACTGCGACCAAGCGCGAGTCATTTGATTCATCTCGTCTTTCCAGAACCACATTCTAGTAAAAGGAAGATTCCTAAATACATTCTTAGCGCCCTCACCATAATCGCCAGAAACAAATTGAGCCGCACCTGCTCCAATATCGTAAGTTATAGATGGCCCTGCACCTGCAAGTCCTGTGATTGCATCAGCCATACTTGGTTCTTGTGGGAACTTGGGGCTTAAATATCCATTAGTTATATTTGGGCCACCAAGCGCCAAGCTTGTATGCATAGAGGTATAGAACAAATCACTGTAAAGCGCTGTTAGGCCACTTGAATCGTAAGCTCTAGCAAACCTGTCTCTCCATTCCATATCTTCCCAGACAAAATCTGGGGTCTTTGCTTTAACAGACAAGTAACCCAAGCCAAGCATTGCAGCGACACCAACAACTCTGTTCTTCATTTGACCGTGAGCCATACCGCCAACCATTTTGTTTACGTTAGCAAGGGTATAGCTGTAGAATTGAAACGGCAAAGCCATGAAGCCATTCTCAATGCGAGAGTAACCTTTGTATCTTTTGTCTTCCGAGTAGCCAAACTTTTTGGCGATACGATAAGGTACAAAAGCAACGCCATCACTAATAATTGGTCTATCCGCAGGGGTTGCCATCATAATTGTATTTAGGATTCCAGTGTTCAGTGCAGCGCGAAAATCTCCAACTGTTTGCTGTCGTACTTTTGATTGCTTTTTCCACTCAGCAAAAGCCAGTTCGTTAATTTTGTTTTCGTACCCAACAAAATCATCGTAGTTATTTCGGACATCTTTAAAGCCAAGGTCTTCTGCTCTAAACCTTGTATGCATAATCTCATGCAGCATAACAAAGTTAGACCAAGATTTAGGTGTTTTAAAAACATCTTCTAAAGGTTTAATTCCTTCTCTTCTAGGATTTAACCAAACCTTGTTTTCAAAAAACTTGCCCTCAATGTATTCTCTATCAAAGAAAATAGTATTTGATTTTTCATTATATCTAGCAGGAACATATATGCTTTGACCGTCTGCTCCTACACCTTGTGTGCCAACAGGCGATCCATCTTCTTTTGCTTCAACAATATTAACGCGCTTGCCATCTATTTCTGGAACATAAATACTATCAAGCCATTGCTCAGTATTAGCTAAAATCAATCCGCTATCAGATTTTTGCCAAGGCGCTTTTGCTATTTCTAAAGCAGCCTCATCATTAATGCCGTTTCTTGCAAGCCATGTTTTCTCAAACTCTGTTGCCTTACCTTCTGATAGCTTTACTGAACGCTCAATAATTGTGTGCGCTCTAGCCATGCCATCAAGCATTTTGCTAATTTGCGTAACTGGCCCTAATCCATTTAAAACATAGTAAGCATTTCGAGCTTTATTCCACAACTCACCTGCATCTACATTGTTTGCCATATCATCGACTAAACGAACATGAGCAGTACCCTTAACAATATCAACAGACTCACCACTCATGCGAGTTTCAGCAGCAGACGCAGCCAACACTTCTTTATCAAGCATACCCTGCATGGCTTTCACCATAACGCCACCGTCATGCTCCATAATAATTCTGCCAAACTCAGGAATAGCAGCAGCCCAAGCACCGCCCATATAATTTAAGGAAGCAGCTTCCTTCATTATATATGCTGTTCTTTGGCTCAAGGCTGATGGATTATCTAAGACCGCACCTGCAATTCTATCGTACAGAATCATAAAGTCTTTCATGTCTTTATTAATCTGATCCTCAGAAAAGCCCTTGGCAACCATGTCTCTTCTTAATTTATAAACGACATCATCAACGTCACCGCCAAACTGCTTTCTAAACTCAAGTCGTGGAGCGACTCGCGCAGTGTAGGTCTTCATAATTGCAATAGGGTCTTGAACAATAAAGTCCCAGACTAATTCATTTGGAATGTCTACTTGTCTGTGGCGAAAGTGCTTCGATCTTCCATAGCCAAAGCCAATGTTGGCTTCATCTGTAGGGTTTTTGTCGCCAAGAATTGTATCTATTGTTTCATTGACACGTTTTTCTATAGAACCCCTGTCAGTTTTTAGGCGAACTAGCCCCCATTTATTATTTTGAAACATCCATATTGTAGGATTCTCAGAGTAGTGTTTAAACAATATTTCAAAAAGCTCTCCCCTTCGAGCTTTGATTGCTCCCATATCCCAAAATCGAGGTAAGAAGTTATCTGTTAGCTCTTGCGGCTCATCTCTAAAGGCTTGCAAGCTAGCTTCAAGCTCTGACTTCTGCCTTTCCAAATATCTTTTTCTGCTTAAGTCTTCTTCACGCAGCTTTGCAAATTTAGCGTCATCCCCCATTTTTGCTAGAGAATCTTCCAAATCAAGAAGCTGTCGCTCAACAGACTTTAGGCGATTGGTTATTGATTTAGTTGATCCAATCAAGCCAACATCATTTAACTCACGCTCTGCCTTTTGAAAGAACTCGTCTATAATCTTAATGCTTCTTTTCTCAAGATCACTAAGGTCAGTGTTTTTCTTAGTTCGCTTTTCATTTATGCGTCTAAGCCAATTGCCATAACTGTCATCCCTATTTGTCAGAGAGCGCCAAGCAAGAACAGGATCAACGTCAAGCCGAGAAGTATTTGATAGACCAACATCCTCACGGAACAAGCGAATAAGCTCGTCGTGCGCTTTAACCCACTGACCATTCCTTGCAGAAGCCCTCTGATGCACTGAGAGGGGGCTAGCAAAGCCGAAGGTGTTCATTACTAAGTTGATACCTGCATCACCTGCTAACCTTACTGTAGCCTCCTTTATAGAGGCTGTAGCTTTATTTGACTGTATAATTCTTTTAAACGGTGTAGATACAAATTTATAAAAGCCGCTATCAGTAAAAACATTATCAGCCATCGACCACATCTTACTTTGGTCAAAGCCATCGCTTTCAAGCTTTCTTATTGCATGTTCTCTTTTATGCAAAGAAAGCTCTGCGCTTACTTCTTCTAGCTGAATCTCTGTTGCCGAATGTAACTGCACCTCTTCTGGTGCCGCAGCAAGCTGTTGCTGTTTTGCAGTAAGCTCTGTTATTTTTTTGTTTATATCTGATTCAGCCACCTCAGATAGCGGTCTAAGTTCTGGCGAACCTATTGTGCCAAAATCATCTGCGGTAAGTTCACTAGCATATTCTATTTGCCTTAGTGCTTGGGCTTGATTCTCAAGTGATTTTTTTATCTTTGTGTAAGCAGCCGCACGTTTAGTAATAGGGATTGATACAGCCCCACCCATTGCACCGCCAAACAAAAATGCACCTGCTACATTTACTGCGCTTTCAGTGCTAGTTTGCACAGCATCATATGGCTGTATCAAAGCCGCTTCAACACCTGCTTGAATTGCTGCTGTCCCTGCGCCGACCCTAAGTGCTGACCGCCCTATGCCCAATGTGGGGCCACCAAAAGGCAAGGCTAAGAAGTTAAGAGGATCAAACAGACCTGCGCCAAGCTGAGAAATAAATGAAGATTCGCCAAGCACCCTGCGTCTTTCAAGCGATTCATCTATGCCACGTTTCATCTCAATCATATGCTCTGGACTAACAGCGCTGCGCAACTCCATCGCGTGTAAGGAATACTCGCCAAGGTCTTCTAGTGGATTGTAACCTTCTTGCCTAACAGTTCCAAACCTGCGCCTGTTTTGAAACGCTTCATATGCAGGGTCATATGTATAGCCGAATGATGCAGACAAAGTATCTGAGAAAGAAGGCTGTCTGTAGTCTTGAGGGCTTAACTGGTCAAAGTTGCCATACCTAAAACTGTTTGGATTAACGACCATTACTTAAAAACCCCTTTAAGATAGCTTGAACTTCTTTTCTTATAATCCTCGCCATCATCTTCTCTGATCGTTACATTTTCATTTTCTATTTGGCTTCTAGGTATAGATGACAGACTTTCGCTATCCACTCTAAATGTACCGATTCTTCCTTTTATTTTAATTAGATATGTTTCGTTTGTTGGGTTATTGTAGATAGTCATAGAAGGGCCGAGGTCTATAGGTTGTGGCTCTGGCGGCGCTTCTGCTTCTGGGGCATCGCCTGTTAGCTCTGCTACTGTGGTGTCCATGCTAGAGAACTTACCAGTTAGCATCCTGTTTACATCTTCTATTGGCACTACGCCTTGACCAGACAGAAGCATGAAAAGCTGAGTTGCTTTGGCAAACTCTTCATTAACCTTCTGCATTGAAGAGGATGGCCCTAAAGCATTATTGTTGCTTACATCATAATGATTTTGCATTGCTTCATAAAGAGCAGCAAACTCAGGTGATGGTGTAACGCCAACTAAATCTTGCTCATTGCTGTCAGTAAGATTAGCGAACACTTTTCTTTGCTCGTCGGTTAAACTGCTAAAGACATTTATATCAATAGTGTTTTTTATCTCTGATACTTTTTCTTTTAGCTGAACACTATGAGCAGGGTATAACTCCCTAGCCTCTTCCATCCGAGATATTTCTTCGGCTCTAGTAACAGCCGCTTCTTCTTGATAAGATTCCAAAGCCCTTATATTTTCTAAATACTTTTCTTCTTTGGTAGAGATAAAAGCAGGAACCATAAATGTATCAGTAATATTGTAATCCGTTACTACATCATGAGAATACTCATACAAAGAAAACTCGCCGTCTTCGCCCTTAACCATAACAGCATACGTCATGCCTGTGTCTAGGTTTTGCCCAACTGGTCTAAGCTTAAACTCTTTAGTCGCCCAACCAAAATCCTTATCCATTAAGTGCAAATCTTTTCTTACTGCATCAAGAAACATTTCCTGCACTTTAGGATCGCTGCTTAATGTAGCAGAGAGAGGATATATTGTTTTCGTTTCACCAAACTCAGGCAAAACATTTTTGTCTTCAACATAAAGTGCTTCTGCCTTCTGCGTTACATAATCTTTTAAAGGCATGTCTATTTTGTTTGCGCCACCGCGATCAGCAAACCAAGCAAAGACAGATGCCTCCAACATTTCTGTCATCTTTGTATTTCTTATAGCAGCGTTTATTGGAGTGTTTTTATCTGTGCTAGTTAAGGATTGAAGGTACTGTAGAGGTGTTGCAGTCTGATTTTTTGTAGCTGTACCTCCTGTTTCTTCAGCAGCATATTGAGCCAACTGAGAACCCATTACTGTAGCAAAGCCCTCGCCTCGTACAGTCTCTTTATAAAAGTCAGCAAACTGCTTAAACTGCGCCTCATTAATTGGTGTATCTGATTGCTGTTGATATGAAGACATTAAGTCCCAAAATGCTTTAGTCTCTGCCTTTAATGCAGAGTGACTATTAGAAAGGCTTTCTATTCCGTTTCTATCAATCTGAGTAGATGTATTGGCATAGAGAGACAACAATCTATTCATCATCCCTGTCGGGACATTACCATTTGCGGCTTGGTCAAGGAGGCTAACAAATGACTGTGGAAGAACAACTTGGCCTACGGCTTTAAAAGCTTGATCCTGTTCGCTAGAGGAAACTGTATAAAAATTATCCCTTAGCTTAAGAACGGTATCTACATGCTCTCTATTATCCTTGTCAGAAGCATCAGCCATTCCACGACTAATATCAGAGTTCAACTTATCTATTGCACTCAAAGCTGTTCTGTTTTCTAAATCTTTAATTTTAGCTTGAGACTTATTATTTGCTGCGGTTGTTATTGTTGATTCATCGCCAAGTCTTTTAGCTTTGTCTAAAACATCACGAACATTGTCTGGCAGTGAAATGCTAGGTTCTATTCCTTTAGCATAAGCTGCCATAGCTTCTGCCATTTCTGCTGTTGGCGCAGAGCTCATAGCCAATCTTATATAGGCTGTTGCCGCAGCATTATTAAGAGAGTTTTTCTGCCGTTCTTTTGCTTCGTTGTCTGCTTTAGAGCTTTCTATATTAGACATTGTTTCAGCGTAAGAAGTGCTTACACCATCAACATCAGAACCTGTTCTTATTGCGCTGTCAATTGCTTCGTTTACATCTCTGTAAAGCTCAATTCCCGCCTTAATTTTTTCTTGGTTTTGTTTAAAAGCCTTCTCATCTTTAAAGCCCTCAAAAAAAGTAATAGCACTTTTCTTAAGGCCAAAGCCAGTTTCGCTATCTAAGTACGCTAAATTTTTTAAATCATCGTGTAGGCTTTCTGGTATTATCTTAAGAGCTTGTGGGCTTGGGTTATTTAAATACTCAATAACATTAACAATCTCTTCTTTGCTTGTTAACTGACTTACAACATGTCGCTGAATCCCATCGGCCAAACCATTAACTCTTTTTGTAACGCCTAATATAAGATCGTTTGATTCACTGTTAGACATACCTGCAATAACCGCGCCCTGTTGTGTAGCTAAAGCAGCTTCATAAGCCTCAATAACTTCGTCAACTTCAGCCGTAGGATCAGTGCCATCTGCTATTGCGTCTGCGTTTCGCATAATCTGACTATTAGAATTTTTGCCTAAGTTCGCATCAACACGCGCCTTTTGGACAGACTTAGCAAGCTTAATTGAAGAAGCGCCAACGGCATCCCCCATGTACTCATTGGCATATTGCGTAAACTGCTCGAAGGTTGATGGATCAGAAAGAACATCTTGAAAGTCTTTTCCAAGAGCATTTTTTATTTCTTCTGGAAGACTGCCCAAGTTCCCCATATCAACGGCTGATTGTATTTCTAGCAACTCCATGTGAGTGAAATTGCCAGTCTCAATAACACTTCTTAGAGCGCCACGCGCTATTGCAACATTGTCAAACTTAGAATTTAGCTTTGTTGAGCTAGCAGTTACTAGCTGAGAGTTAGCCATATTCTGATCATCAATAGCGCCTTGTTTAAGAATAAACTGAATTTGCTCAGTGTTGCCTGTTCTTGCGGCAACTTCTAACGCTGCTCTTCTTTCTTGCGTTCTTAGATTATAGGCGTCAACTTGTTCCGCGCGTTCTCTAGTTAAGGCTTTTAGCCCTAGATTATAAGAATATCCTTTTCGTACCTCGTCACCAATTCTTAAAATCTGATTGCTAAACACTGTACTTGTTTCAGTGTTTGCCATTTGCGCAGTGTATTCTGATGCAGCTTTATTAAATGCCGCAGGGTTAAGATCATATTTTAACGCAAGCTCTTTCATCTTGCTGTCAATTTGAAGCCCTAATTCTTGCTCAAATCTTGTAAGCAACACATTCTGATAAGCTTCTTGAGCAACACGACCTAAACCTTCTGGGCCTTTGTAAACCTCTGGTGCGCCAGTAACAGGGTCAAGCGTTACTACATCCTCACGCGACAAGGCATTAGCTAAATCAACGCCACGTTTTTCAGCATCTTGAACTGCTCTTTTATAAGCAACCGCTTCGGCCTTTGCTGCATTTCGTGCTATTGCCTCGCCAGTAATTTGACCTGCGGAAGATGATCGCGCAACGCCAATGGGCGAGATTCTAAACTCACGCTTTTCTCTAATCATTGCCATTGCTTATTTTCCTATGTCTTGTAATCGCCATAATCAGCAATGCCTTTGCCGATTGTAGTAAACGCAGAGATTGTTGCAGCTTGTTGCCTAGCTCTGCCCTCAACCCTTACTGTTGTTGCTTGCTGCCTTAACTTCATAGCCTCGAACATTCCCATAAGATCAGACGTTCTAATGTCCTTACCCAAGGTTTCTTTTTGCGCTCCGAGAAAAGCTTCAACGGATCGGCTAGATATATCCCTGCCGCTAGCATAAACGGCTGCAATATTAGCAGAAGTATTTCTGTCGTAAGCCTCTCGCCTAGCTGCATGGCGCTGTCGAGTCTCTATTTCGCTTCTTACTTTATCGGTTTCTATATTAAAGGCATCTAGGTCAGCAGACTTTTTTGCTGCCGCACCTGCTTGCATTTCACCCATCGCGCCAATAAAGGAAAAGATTAAAGGTAGTGCCATTAGATTATTAGCTCCGCTACTAGCCCATTGATCTGCATATCAAGGGGGTGATCCTGTTCAATAGTTACCTGTGGATTTCGATTATAACCTAGTAACCTAAATTCTTTTTTGCCAGTAAACGCCGCCGTTGTAACAAGCGGCCTACTGTTTATCTTAGCCGATCTAGTGTTTTTCATATCAACAACAACATTTGTTATGCCGCGAATCTCACCTGTGGTTGGCCCATTACCTGCCGAAACGTCAATTGGATTTGTTACAAGCTTGGCTGTAAACTTTTTACCAGTGTAGATATGTGTGTATCCATGACCTGCGTAAGCTGTTAGATCAACCTCATCGTTGCTGTTGACAGTAAACTGACCAAGTGATGACAGCGTTGTCCCATCTGTAGCAATGACATCTACAACATCGTTCTGGCTGTAGAGGGCGCTTACATCAACTTTGTTTGAAGATATTGCCCCATAGATATAGAAGTCCAAGCCAATGTCGCCCCTAAACTCACACAGTTGCAGTTTGTTTTCTGAATCGTAAGCATTAACAAAGAGCCTGTCTTCTATAGCGCAGACAGAACCGAAGCGTCCATTTGTTGTTACCCTAGACCATGATGCCCTCTTTTCTGCCCTGTTAGAAGAAAACAGAGTCATGTCACCGTCATCAAGTGTTAAGGCTGCATAGGAATCTGGTAATCCAAACCCACTATGCACAACAGCTAGATAGGTTGGGGCATTGATTAAGTGAGAAGCAATCGTAGAAACAGACGTAGCAGTGTAGGCTTCTTCTGTGTCCGTGTAGATATACTCTCGAATAATCTTACCGTTATTCTGCACAAAGATTGTTGCGCCATCTATCGACATAGGCTCAACGTGTTCCACACCATATGGTGTTTGCTTTCGTATCTGAGCATTGGTTGGCGTAATAGCTTGGTTCAAGTAGGTCGGAATATAAAGCTCATTAGATGCAGTGAAGACCTGCAAGTCCCTGTTTGAAACAAGATACCTTATCTCATTAACATCACCTGTTGCAGCAACCATAGAAATAGAATCTGTATCTGCTGCATCGCCTACATCAAAGTTAAAGAACTCGCCAAGCTGAGACATCCAAATATTATCTGGCTCTGCTATTGTGCCACCAAAGCAAAGACGGTTCTCATGGAACTCTACCGCCGCAGGATAGCCCCTCTTGGCTGACCAAGACTGTTCGTCCCAATCTGCTGTTGGCGCATGAGTAGTAACCTTTACAAAGCCGCCACCATCTTCTGATGTGTTAGCATTGCTGGCAGCAGTTATAGTGTATGTGTTTTCATCAATGATTGTACCAACTGTTCTAGCGCCATTTATGTTACCTGCATTGATGCCGCCAACGGCTGATGCCTCAGATATTGTAATTGACTCACCACCGCCAAAGCCATGAGCAATGTGCGTTACTTCTATTGTAGCTGTTGTGTCTATTGTTCTAAGTGGGTTAAGAACAGACAGCCTAATCTTTAATGAATCAACTACATTACCTGTTGCCTGAGTTGCAGACTGCACACTTGTTATGTCAATCTCATTGCCGCCATAGCGAACAGTTGTGCCAACATGAAGTGAGCTAGGATAGTTGCCTCCACTCTGAGAGCCAGTTGTATCCCAATACGCTGAGCTTGTTGTTAACGTTATTCCGTTCCCACTAGAAGCTGATGGATCAAGCGTAACACCGTGGGCTTGGAACTTAGAATAAGGCTGATATGTTTTCTTGTTATCTGCTCTTTGATCGAAGCTGTAGGTTGATACCTCAAAGCTTGTTAGGCTTGTGCGGGTTAGCATCCTTGGCGCAAAGAGAGGATGCGAGATAAACATTACATCGCCATACTGCGCTGTAGTGTATTCTTTTAGATAAGCTTGATCGAAAGGAAGTGCGGCGCTGCTTGTATCTGCTGTAATCGTTGCAACAAGAGAAACCGTATCCGAGCCATTTATTAGTCGAAAACATCTTACTTTCTGGTGCTCTATCGAAATAATGTATTCTTCATTTTCATCAAAAACAAAAGGATAAAGGTGAGATTGCTCTGGATTGCTTGAGCTATAGGTAATGCTGTAATTGTAAATGTGCTTCATGCCATAGCGTTTTTTAACAGACCCTTCTGCCATAACCACCATGTTCTCAAGTCTTTGTGCTGATGCAGTATAGACAGCCGTATCAGTCCTCATAATGAGGGAATCACTTACTTCACCATACTGAAAGCTGCTAACTGGTACTCTGATCTTCTGCATTAGCTGCGCCTTTCAGCAATGAACCTCGAAGTGTTTAGCTTGCGTGTTGTTTGTTGCTGTGAGTCAAGCCTACGCGCCTTGATAAGCTGACGCTCTGCCCTGTTTTCCATTGCAGTGCCAAGCTGTGCATCCCTTGCTAAAGATATTGCAAATACGCTAGCAACAGCAAACTCAACGGCAAGAGTAAAGTAAGGAGGCCAATTGACCTCTTCTGCTCTAAAGATGTAATCCGCAATAACTTCATCTGTAGATACAGCATCGCAGTAAACTTTATCGCCATATGTATCATACTCAATTGCCTGTTCCTCTACAGTGATTGCATTGAGCATCAGTGTGCCAGATGGCATTTGATATGCAGCATCCCAACGTCCTGTTGGGGCTGTTGATAATCTGTTAAGAACCGCCTGATTAGTCGCAAATCTCCATCGTGTGTTTGTCAGAGAAGACCGCGCTATATCTTCATAGATCGCATCTGCGACAGAAGACTCAGCAGTCCCATCCGTAAATGATTGAATCGCATCACCGCCTATAAGCAATGATGCGCGTGAACAAATCTTAATCGCTGTGTTTGCATAATCTGGCATGGCAGTATGGGGGCCGAAGCCCCCATCCCTTTATTAATCGCCGTCTGTTTCAACAACGGCTGTGCCGTCTGAAACATCGACTACAGTGCCAGTGTTCGAGAGAACATTAACAAAGTTGGTTGTTGGTGCATTTGTGTCGCAAACAATAATCAGGTCACGAACAGCGAGCATGTTTGCTGCGCTGTTAAAATAACCTGCGGAATTTACAGTTGCGATTGTATCCGTGGTTGAATACATCCACAAACTTCCGTTTGAGTCACCACCAATTCGAGCTAGTCCACTTGCTGCATAAGCCATGTTCTACTCTCCTTAGTTATTGTCTAGGACTTCATAGACGCCATCGTCGTCAATAACGACAGCACCCATTGACATCATAGAGGTTGCGAGGTGTGAGACTTTTTCTGCAACATAGTTGACCTCAGTTTGAACATCAGCATTGATGCCAAGGCCAACAGCGTTTGTGTGGTAAGCAAAGTTTTTGCCACCTGCAACCGCAGACGTTGAGAAGATTTTAAAGCCCAAGAACTCTTTCATGGTGATGCCACCTGCGAAGGGCAGGTTTTGATCGCCAACGAAATCAGAAGATGCAAACTCTGTGATGTTATACAGATCAGCAAATCCTGCAGGAGACATTGCCAAGAAGCGTTGTCCGTCCTCTGGCATATCAGCATTGCCTACAGTCTCAAAAAGAGAAAGCAGGTCAGCTTTTGCCAAAGCAGAGCCAGTGTCGTGAATCTGAGTTGAGTTAGCACCTGCGTCGAGAGCAGTTGTTAAAATCTCATCTGTCTTACGACCAAGCGCAGCAGCAGCAGATTGAGCTACAGCTTGACGCTCGTTGATGTTGATTTTCAACTCGTCCAGTTTATCAATGTACTCTGGTGCATAGTAGTCAGCCATAGTGACTTCGACGTTTGTATGCGCCAATTCCATTGGGGTTACGTTGCCGTTACGAGATTTCGTATTGGCTGTGCCTTTTCCGATTACTTGGAAACGAGCAGTTGAACCAGTCACATTTGTAGAGCGAACAGTGTTCCGTAGTTTAGAACCCATACGCTGATACGCCATGTGAACTTCGGTTTCAAACTGCTTGATAAAGGCTTGGTCAATTGTATTAGCCATTTTCACAGTCCTAATTGAAGTTACGGTTTACAACGGGTGTCCACTCTCGCACTTCAATAAGGGTATCCTTTCGGGCCTTTCAGTGCATTATGGGCCGTAATGAGCTATCGTAAACATTTTTTTTCACAGGATTGCAACGCACAAATTCAACATACTTGTTTTTACCAGACTCAGTAATACCCACTGGCTCAAAGCCAAGCCATGCCGACCATTGCAGCATTGACTCATATTCAGCAAGTATTGTCATGGTCATCCCTTCTTGGGTCTGGTCAAAGAAATTAACAAGCATCTTTGACCCACGCGCAAGCAGGGTAAAGTTTTCTTTGATCTTATCTGAAAACATACAGAACATTTGCGGATATTGCTGATCGTCAGAATAAAACAGACCGCCAACAGCTATAAAGCTCTCACCTTCTGCTCTAACAAGATAGCACTCGGATGTTTCATACATCTCAATAATAGCTTGCTCTAGGTCTGTATGCCCAAGCAGGGCAAGCTCATGTTTGTTTTCGTCGCTCAAGTTGTTAACGACTTCATCAAGTTGACCTAACGTAAAGGGGGTCATGTAATAACGCCCCCTTTTTAGAATCTTAACCTCTGTAGAGCGCTTGGAACCCTTCGGTAACTTGCTTGACGAAGTGAGGGTCGCGGTCTTTATAGTACCTTGGGTCATTCATCATCTCCCTTAGATCGGCCTCACTTTGCCCTGCGCTCGGCTGCGTTTCTGCCGTAAACGATCCGTCCTTCATTGCTTCCATTACAGCTTCAAGGGCAAGGATTCCTTCGTGGCTTTCGCACATACGCTCCACTGCAGGAATTGCTTGCTCTGGAAAGAACTTGTTTGCGAACATAGACGCAGCTTGTATCCGATCATTTGCATTGTCGCCAAGCTTTGCTGCTTCTGCATCAAGGTCTGGTTCTTGGCCGCCGATAGCTTGAGCATACATTTCAATGCCTTTGTTGAACTCTTCTTGAGAAAAGCCATTCTCATATGAATGATCGGCCCACCACTTCAACAATTCGTTATCAACCGCCATTTCTTCATTCACAATGTCTGGCAGTTGATAGTCACCTGCTGATTCTGGTCGCTCACTAAAGGCTTCGGTTTGGATTTCCTCAATTATTTTAGAGCGAATATCCTCTTCCTTTGTGCCAAGTTTTGACTCTAGCTCCTTATATGCTTTAGCTAAGTCTTCGCCTGTGTTATATTTTTCAGGCAACCACTCTGGTCGTTGTGGCTGACTGTCCTCTGCTACAACAAAATCACGCTCTTCTGTGGGCGCTTCTGTAGCTGCTTCGGCTGTTGCTTCGGCTACTGTCTCGTTCATTTGTTCTTACTCCTATGCGAATGTGAGATGCGCTGCTCAATGAGGCCAACGATATATCGCTGACCTTCTATATGTCGCAACTCTTCTGTAGTCACATTAGGCCCATTAACCATTTCAATAGTAATGGATCGCAGATACCGCAGAACTTCCTGTCCTGTCGGTGAACTAAATATATGGGCGATGTTGTGGCTGACTTCTATGTCTTTGTCAGAAGCCCTCTGTATCCCGTCGATCCCAATATTAACCTTGTTCGGCAACCATCTGTCCCTGCTGTTGTTGTTGCGCCATCTGCTGCGCTAATGCAGCTATTTGTTTACGCTGTTCTTCATCACGAATCAAGCTCTCTGGCACACCAAACTTTTTAGACAGGTGAATTGCGGTCTGCTCACCGTCAATTAGAAGCTGCAACATCTCAGGGCCAAATGTCCCACCAACCAGTTCTAGGAATCTTGCTACGCTAGAAATGTCTTGGTTTGCTTGCGCTTGAGCTAATGGAGATACAGAGCGAACTTTAACCTCTCTACCATTAACTGTTGGCACTTCAATGCGGCCCTGTTTCTTAAGAATGTAGATTACACGCTGCAATACTGGCTGAACTAGCTCTGCTTGCAATCTGCCAAAGGCTGCACCCATTCTGCGAGACAGGTCTGCCATACGCTCTGCAACTTCTGTTGCAGTTGCAGGTGTAGTATCAGGCTTACCAAGCATATCATTATACAATGCAGTCTTAATGTTATGGCGCATATCGCTAAGAACAAGCTGCGCTACATCAAACTTACCTGCCGCTTGGATAGGTTGAAGGCCAGTTGACCCCATAGCTTTCGGTATGATTGTGCCGGGAACTAAATTTATCGTGTCAGGGTTGATTACGCCATCATCTTCCATCTGATATATGCCAGAGATCGACATTTGAGCGTTCTCAAGTATTAACTGGATGGTGAGGTTAGTGGTCTTAATCGAAGACAGCGCATTGATTAGCGGCCCTCGCCCATAAATCTCCCCTGCGCACTTAGCCCAACGGAAGCAAATAAACGGATTAGAGCCAAGTCCCTTCATTTCATTGGTATATAGACAGGTGTTTGTTGTCAGACAGATTGCATATTGAAGGAAAGCATCTTCGTTCTTTTTGGAGTAATCTCTGCAAACAACCTCAAGAACGGTTGTTTCCCGATTAGCCCCCATCATTGCTTGCACCTTCGGACTAAACTTTCCTTTGGGATACATAATCGGAAGATGATCAAACTTAACCTTCTTGCGCTCACGATAAACGTGATCAATCCTATCGTCGGGGCCAGTGTCTAGCACTACATGAGGAAGCGGTATTGCTGAGAAGTTTACTGGATTTACTGCGTCACCTTCTTCAACGCAGAGAACGCCAGTCCCAACCGCCAAGTCCATGAAAGATTCATGCACCTCTTGGCTAAAGTTTGAGTTTTGCAAGACCTCAAAAACATATTCAGTGACTTCATCTAGCTCATTATCAATAGCTTCTCTTTGATCTGGCGGCACTTCACTACCTGCCATAAGATCAGCCCATCGTGCGAAGTTAGGAACTAAGCCCGACTGCAAGCGGCTAGCAAATTCTTGAACTCCAACTACAGCAGTCTCGTCAAAGATTTTGTCATCTCTACGCTGACCTGCTTCTTCATAATAGAATGACTCTCGTTGAGGCAGCGCATATTCATAGCACTCTTCAAAAAGAGAAACCCAGTTCTCACGAAAAGCTTTAGCTTTGTTGTACTTTTCGATGTACTGCTTTGCAATTGGATCGTCAGCCATTAGCCAAACCTACCTAAAAATCCTTGACCACCTGCTCTCATAAGTGATCTACGACCTGCGCCACCACGCATACCACCTCGGCGTTCAGTCCTTGACTCAATCGCTTCGGTTACATCCTCACGTTTTTTTGCGGCTCTAGCTTGAATTTCTTCTTGCTTCGCTGTATCCGCTTCAACACGCTCTTCGGCTGCTGCTTTATTCTCTTCTTCGGTTGGGCCACCACCACCAAAACACATAATAAGCTCCTTTGTTTTTTACATTCGTAAACACAGAAACAAATAAAGCACAATGCACAAACTACATTCTTGCCCAAAACCCCTGCTTCTTAGGTCGTGACTGCTTAGAAAAGACATCAAAGCTGCGCCTTGCAACAGATACCTTTGCAGGTTTTTGTGTGTTCATAAGCGCTCGGCCCTCACCTGCACCTAAGAAAAGATACTGTGCAGCATCGTGAACGTGGCTAAACATATTCTTGTCTGGCTTATCTGCGTACCTTTCGCCAGAAACTTCCATGCGTTTGTAGGCATAGCCGCCCTCAAAGCCCTTGATTAGCTGTGGGCATCTACGATCAATTAATAAAGCAGGTTTACCTTCGACCATCTTAGTCAATTGGGAGGAGACAGACTCAAGCCGAAGGTCAACGGAGTTGGAGGGTGCGGGAAAAGCCCTCAAACCTGCTCCGCGCAAGATGTGAAAAGGAGTAGATTCATCAGTCTGTGCGCGGAAATCACCTGCAGGATCACCATAGATTATTACCTCTGACGCTGCTGCAAATCTTGTGGCTAGCTCATTTCTAAGAACTTCGGCAAAACGCACGATGCCCATGTCTACCGCCACAATTTCGGATTGAATAAACCATCGCCCTCGAACCTTTTGTCCAAGCACTGCCGCAGGGGTCAAGCCAAAGTCCACGCCAACATAGACTGGGGAATTTGCGGCTACTGGTATTTCTTCTTTTGCAACGTGTACTTCTGTTGCAAACATCGGATAGACAGGTTTCCCATCTTGAATGTGGCCCAAGCGGTTCATCACATACACATCTATCCATGATTTAGTCTTACCCCTTATCAAGTTTGGATAATAACTCTTCAACATATTCTTAGTGTTTTCGGCCTTGGGATTTGGCTCGTAATCTTCTATCTCGCCCTCTTCGCCCTTCTTCTCAACCATACCACAGGGCTGCGTATAGAAAGACCAGTTGTCTGGTTTAACCAACATCTTAGCTTGCTCACGCGGTATATGATCTGGGATTGGAACTTCACCTGCCATAATCGGCCACCAGTGATCTTCTTCGGGAGCATTGGTGTCAGCAATAACGCCAGTCCAAGTAGGCCCACCATCACGCATAGAAGGAAAGCGGCCCACACGCATAGTGCAAGCGTCAATAATGCTCTTGGCAATTTCTCTAGCTTCATTAATCCAAATGCCAGTCAGTTCTAAAGATAGCAGTTTCTTCACATCTTCGGGGCGGTCTAAAGCTAAGAAGATAACCTCAAGGTCAATGTCGCCCTTCTTGATGTGATGCGTATATGGCACTGACCAAGTAAACTTGCCCCAATCTGATTCTGGAAACCAGTCAAGCCATGTCTTGATGGTGGTGGTTCTAAGTTGAGGATTGGTGTTACGAATGATTGCCCATCGGCTTTTGCGTATTCCGTCTGGCCCTTTGCCTTGCTCTAAGGCGCGGCGAAACACTTCTACACAACAGCCAACAGACTTGCCAGAACCAACTGGCCCTCTTATGCCACGAAAGAATGTATCGTCTTTCATAAACCCTTTGAGAACTTCCCCATCGGGTTTGTATTTGAAGTCTATCATCTAAGTCCTTTGTTCACTCCAAAGCGGATCATATCTTCAACCACCTCTGGCGCAATGCTGTCAATCAGCTTGTCACACTCATGGTCTGTAACAAAGTGGTGTCCAAACTTTGCAATGACGCTTGATAGATGAACCTTGCGAACAATGCCGCGCAGCATATCGCGGTCTTGTTGAGTAATCGTAGAAGTAAAACTCACGTTCTATACTTTCTTACTTTGTCAGCAATTGCTTTCGGTTGAGCCACAAACTGCTTACCCTTAGCCTTGCCCTTTCGTTTAGCTCTGGTTGTAGCTGCATATTCAGAATCACTAAGAGCAGCGATAGCCTTAGAAGGAAGGTAGCGCTCACCAGTCTCACTTGATTTCTTGCCAGACTTGGTGCGCCACTTTTGCTTGCCCCAATTGATTAGTGATTTCTGAGGAGCTTTCATTTATAGCCACCACCTGCTGCTTTGTATCGCTTGGCTAAGAGTTGAGCCTTACGCGCAGACCACTTACCTGCCGCAGTGCCTTGAACATTTGCGGCCTTTATTCTGTTGAATAAGTTCTTCCGCATCTTGGGCTTGGTATAATTACCTGCTTCATTTACTGCCATACTTTACACTCTTGTTCTTTTTCCGAGCATAAGCCTTTGCAGCTTTCTTTCCCTCTTTGCTGTAGGAGAAAGTCTTTCCACCAACTTTAGGCATTTCTTAATCCTTCATGTATTGATTTGTGTTTTTTGCCACTTTAACAACTTTGGCCCGACCTGCTTTATATCCTTTGAATATTTTTTCAGCCTTAGTCATGCCACCTTCATTTAATATTGCTGCCTTCATTTTTTCTCTAGCTTCTTTACTAGCATTTTCTGGCAACATCTTAGATAGGGCTTGGCTCATAGTAATTTCGCCCCTAGTGTAGTCGGCAACAATTCTTCTATGTGCTGCTGACATATACTGCTGACCCTGTTTTATTTTAATTAGCGTTTTTTTGTCAGCCATTTTTCTTCTTCCTTTTCTTTTTGGGCGCAGCTTTCGATTCATCAATGTCAGGCGTAGAAGGGTTGTCAGCCTTGTACGATCCCTTGGTTGTTCGCGCTCTTACTGGCTCTGGCCCTTCAACTAAACGCTTGGCATCAGCCATGCGCGTTTTGCCAGTGTAGTGAACCCCTGCAATCGTATGGGTTTCGCCAGTCCAAAGTTCGTTAGTGTGTGCAATATAAAAAGCCATGATTCCTCCCTATGGCAGCTTGTCTTGGTCAGCCTCTTCTTGTTTGGCCCCACTCTTAATCATCTGTTCTTCCATTTTCTTAACTCGCTTCAGCAAAGAATGGTGGCGAGAGCTTATAACCCTTTGTCCAGACTTCTCTGCTTCGCGCATATCTTTGGCGTAATCCTTGCCCCGAAGTAAAGTGCGCAACTTGTTCTTAGCTCTGTTAATGAGTTTGTTGTCGATGTCCTTCTCAATGTCATCAACAGCTTTATTCAACACCTCATACCGATACTGAAAACGCTTGCTTGGATTCTGTGGGTTGGGCATCAGTAATTACTTCTCAAAGCTGTCAGCAATGAAGAACGCTGACCGCCGCTTATAGGCTTCGGCACATCCCCTAACTTCACATTGCTTCGCTCCTTCTTGCTCATGCGTAAAGAAGGCAACGCATCAGGGTCTTTCTTTAGCTCTTGATAATATTCTTCGGCTGTCTTCTTAGCGCCGCCACCAACACACATGGTCTATCCTTTCTTATGCCGCTTCGCAAAGTTACGAGCCGCTTCCACAGAGCCAAAGCCCCACTTCTTTAACGCCAATGCCTTTCGAGTCGGGCGACCCTTTGAATCTTTCATCGGCCCCTTCATTCCTGCAAACCGAGCAGCAAAAGAAACACGACGAGGATTTGTACCCTTGGGAACAGGTGGCTTTAGATTAGCCCCCTCAGTACGCTTGAAGTGAGCGCGACCCTCTGGAGTCAAGCCACCAGTCTTGCTCTTATGTTCCTTCCTCATTCTTCTTCTTCCTTAAGTATCCACCACTCTTGAGCGCAGCCTTGGCGACAGTCATGTCAGCCCTCTCTGGCTGCTTCTCTGGGGTACGATCAAATCTACTCATGCTCGAACCTTATGCAGATAAAAATATTTTTGACAATGCACAAATTAGCCCACATTCGTGGGCAAGCTCTGAAGGGAAATAATGTGAGTGAGAGACTATTACAGTAACAGGTCATGCAGTTTTTCCCCCCACCCCCCATGACGGAACGATCAATGAACAGTTTTACCCTAGGTCGATTGAGACTCGTATGTCCCCTGCAACCTGCACTTGGCTGCGATCAATCGGTTTATACCCTGCGCGGTCTAGTAAATCCTTCGATGCCTCTAACTGGACATACTCAGATTTAGCCCCAGAAGCTAGGGTACGGAGTTGTCTTGCAGCGATAGTAGCAGATAATCCAAACTCCTCATTCATCCTTTCCATCATGTACTGCTGCACATGAGGCAACTTCATAGTCTTGGTTGCAGTCACCCTTCCAGATTCGCCAACTGCATAACCTGCTATTGGAGCAGCATCCTTGATGGAGCAGCCATTTGCTACAATGGTGTCTACAAGAGCCATCTGTTTTGCAGTCAACTTTCGAGATTTAGAAACGTCATTCATTGTGGTATCCTACTGTTGCCCCCCTCTCCCTCTCTCCCCCCATTTAGCACGTTGACTGCAAAGTCTGTCAATAAGTGACGTAGCGTCACCTTGCCAAGTGACGTGGCGTTACAACGGTATTGAAGGTTGCCAGATGGGTTGACAGACTAAATCACCGCAAAGGTCAACAGATACCACCCCGATCTTATCAAGCGCCATGCCCAAAGCAATGTCATGCGCGGTGATTTCCAGTTGGCGTTGGCAGGTCAGTTATTGTAGCACCCACATTGCCATGCAAGGCTGACACAAACCGCCGCTTGATCCAAGATTCCAACATTGGGACTGCGCAACGAAGTCAGTGTTTGCCTACGACCCTCGCCCACAGTGTCAGCCACCGATGCAAGCAAGCTCATCAGCTAACCGAACCAGTAAATCATACTTTGCAGTGATCCGCAAAACAGCCCCCACTTTGATAAGCTTGCAAGGATTGTATAGTTACATCAGTTACGACAGTTACGCAAAATATGATTTATAAAGCTCAACAAAACCTGTGAACCGCCACATCTGCAGCAGGTCAAAAGCTTGCTTGCCTCTCTTATCTAGTCACGCCTGTTTCTCTAGCTACCTTCAAAACTTTCTGGCGCTCGCCCAACCACATTTGACTGCCCCCCCTGATCCAAAACCATGTCGGCAAAAAGTTCGCAATAACTATATCGCACTGTGGCCTTGTGCCGTTGGGTTACTCTTGTCTTCTTAGCTTTGAGCAATGAGTGCTATGCTATTCCAAGTTCCTTGGGCATAGCACAACTTTATACATGGTGGCAGAGATATAGATATTGCGTACTTCAAGCAGCCCAAGGGGGCTGTTTGCAGTCATGGTTGTTGGGGTGGAGCAGTCAAATGTGGCTGTTCGATCTTGAAACTTTTTTGGTAGGAGAACCAGACATGACTAGAACGATAGACAAGCAATCTCTTGACGCTGCAAATGCGCGATTCAAAGCTTTTGTTGACCTTTATAAATCACATTTTGGAGAGTCTCCAGATGACTATACAATGCAAGCTTATCAAAGTGGGAACTGTTACGCTTCTCACCGCCAAGTGATTTACTGGAAAGGTCGGTTAGCTGATAATCTTGTTGCCTCGGAGTCAGACAATGTAGTCGAAGCTCGAAAGGCAAACAATGACATTGAACGTTGCGCAATTGCGATCCCAATGTATGAAATCTTAGCTCAAGCAGATGCGGCGGTTTATGAAAGCATTGCAGGGACAAAGTGGGAGGCAAGCAATACCCGACCTGCCAACGCCAACAAGAAAATCAGCCCGAAGCGCATGGAATTGCTAAAGGCATTGGCAAAGATTGCTTGATAAGATCGGGGCGGCATCAGTCGCCCTTTTCTTTGTTCACCGTCTTGGAGGTATGGCAAGTGTGGAGATATGCAACAGATGTTGTAGGGGCTGCTGCTCTGGGGGTCATAGCTACAGCGCCGAGCGTTGTGGTTTTGATAGCTGACTATTGGTTCTAAACTTAGTCGATTATCAAAGTGACGTAACGTCACAATGGATTAATAATTATTAACACTGCATACTAGCAGTTGTTAAGTCACTGTCCAGAAAGGAGAACATCATGGACAACAAAACTAAACTAAACTCAATGCTTAACTGCATGAAGATCGTTAAGAATTTTGTAAATGATCGGCAAGATTACTTACACAGTCTTGAATATTATTCATCACAAATTGAAGTTGAGTTTTGTGACTTCAATCATCCTGACACTATTGCAAGGGTTAAGGTTTTCACACGTTCTTTCATTGATGAAGAGATGAATTACCAATCTTTTAATCTCAGAAACATTACAAAGGATACCTTTGAAGATGATGTTTCAAGACTTGATGAATACATTAAGTCATTGCCTAACTTGAAGTCAGCAAAACAAGCCGTCTTAATGAGGCAGCTTGAAGCAGTAAGAGAAAGCTCAGACGATCTTGGCTTGGACTTCTCAGGAGCAATCACAGAGATCATGGAATCTCTATCCTCTAACATCTTAGAAGCCCCGAAGGGAGATGTCGCATGACATTCATGAAACCTATCAACGATTGGAACTTCCCAATCAAGATGATGCCAACCCCTAACGCCGTAACTGGTGAGCCTGTGCCTAACTCGGTGCAGGTGATCCGCACTGACACTGATGAAGTGATGGGCGTTCACGGCAGTAAATACAAACCTGTTAGCCATGACCTAGCTGTTGAATCAATCTTTGATGCAGCCAAAGCAGCTAACATTAGCTCAGACTTCAATTACGATATTCAAGTCTACGAAGGTGGTCGCAAGCTAAGAGCTAGGATCATATGGCCTGATGTAACTATCGAACCAGAGGTAGGCGACTATGTGCGATACGAAGCGCTAGCAACCAACAGTCTTGATGGTAGTTGGTCATTTGCTCAATGGAGTCAAGGCAATCGGTTATGGTGTAAGAACGGTTGCACCACTGCTGACATCTCAGCTTATTCTAAATATAAACACACACGATCCATCAACGTAGAGGGATCGGCTATCAAGATTGCCAATGGCATGTCTGTCTTCAAAGAACAGAAAGACATATGGCAATCTTACATGGGTGTGAAGATCAGCAATGACCAAGCAGAAAGCTTCTTCAAAAAGCACCTCTGCAAAATGCACACTCGCCAAGCCAACACCATCAAGACCAACGAGCGCCAACTGGAAAACCTGCTCGGTCTATGGGGCGACGAGCGATCACATCTAGGCCCGAACAAGTGGGCTTTATACAATACCCTAACGCATTGGGCGACACACACTCAGGATATGCGCAGCCCTCATACAGCGCGTCATAACCGTGAGGCAATCATCACCAGTGCAATGCGCTCTAACACATGGAAGGAATTGGCATGAGAGTTACACGCCAACACTTCGAGTACATAGCGGACAACTTTGCTCCGCTTGTATCATCACCAATCGTAATCGAAAAGATTGCTGATGATCTTGAGAAACTAAACGACAAGTTTAATCGTGAGAAGTTTCTCGCAAGAGCCATCGCTAATTGGGAGCAGCAAAATCTGCCACCAATTATTGATGACGAAATCCCATACTGAAAAGGAGTAAACCATGAATCAGTATATAAGGCCAAACGCATCTGTTGAAATGACTTTAATAACGCCAGACCATGCAGCAGCGTTGTTAAAGATCAATACAAAGAACAGAAAAATTAACAAAAGATTAGTTTCCCAATACTCAAGAGATATGGCTAACGACTCTTTTGATTTTAACGGTAATACAATTTGTGTTTCTAATACAAATGTATTGCTTGATGGGCAGCAACGATTAACAGCTTGTCTTCAAACAGGCAAACCTTTCTGGACTATCTTAGTAAAAGGTTTGGACGAAAAGTCTATGATTACAATAGATAGCGGCAGGAAAAGAATCTATTCAGACAGGCTTAAAGTTCAAGGTTACACAAACCATGTGAATCTTGCAGCAACAATTACTCATGTGGCTTTAATAGCTTTGGGCAATCCTAAAAACTCTGGACTTACATCATCTCAGTTAGACGCTGTTTTCAAAGCCCATCCATCAATAGCAGATAGTGCTGACTTTGCTCGAAACACATTTACTAGATGTGATAAAGTGCTTGGAGCTATACACTATATTGCAACTCAAACTGGCTATGAAGAAGCAGCCAATGCTTTCATCCGAACTTGGAAAGATGGACAGCTAAACTATGAAGATGATCCCATCATTTATGTGAGGGATTTACTAATCAAAGATGCCCATAGGATGAAGAAGATGACAACAGTGCATAAGCACAGATTACTTCTTCTATCATGGAACAAGTTCAAAACTTACAGCACCCTTAAGCACGCAAAAATAAGTAAAGCTGCTTATGCAATGGATGGGTGGGACGAAACAACTTGTAACCTAATAACTTAAAAGGAGAAAAAAATGATTGGTGTTGTGCGAAGCCAGTGCATCCACGATCCAGATGCAGCAACAGCCAAGCAATACTACCGCATAGGTCAGTTGCTTTATGAGTGTACATTTCTAAATCCTCACTCAGTTGTTCAGATGCCAGAGCTTTCTATGCCTATCTCAAAAGATACTGCATCAGATTATATCTCTGAGTTGTTAGAAACTAAGAACGCTCTGCGCATAGAATGGATTAAAAATAATCCAAGCGCAGTGCCGCCTTGGATGCGAGAAGGAGAGATCAGTGACAAAGACTGAAATCGAAAAAGCAATTCAGCACCATACAAAAGATTACAACGAGTTAATCGAAAAGTATGGGACTGGTGTAAGACCAAGTTGGGTGTCGGCTGAACTAGCCCACATTGGGATAACCTTACAAGGCTATAGACTAAGCTTACAAGAACAGGAGGTTGACTTCTAGCTGCGTCTATGCAGTAAGTGCGGTATGAAATCGTACTTGCAAACCATAACAGATTGTTCAACGGAGTATAAAATTCCGTTGAGCAAAGCTTTCCAAAGGGCGCAAATCCCAACATCAACATACTATCGGACAGTAAATGGAGCGACAGAGTTAAGGTACGAGACAGCCGCAAAGGTGTTCAATGCCATCGAAGAGCTTCACTCGATTCAACAAGCCCGTGAGTATACCCAAAGATTACGAAAAGCTAATCAAGATGTTAATCGAAGCTCGGTTCGAGCGAGGTTTAAGCCAAGAGTCGCTAGCCCATAGCATCGGGTGTACGTCATCACTGATCCACAAGTGGGAATCTCACAAGAGAATCCCTTCTGGTTTTATGCTGATGTGTTGGTTAGACGCATTAGAATATGACATCAAAGTCCAAAAGAGGTAGTGCAATAACTTGCATTGCCTGTGAAACAGTAACGAATTGGTTCGTTGCTATTTGTAAAAACAACAGCGCAGCTACCTATGAAAAGCATTGGTATGTCTGCCTCAATTGTTACGAGGAAGATAGATGGCAAACCGTAACAAGAACAAAGGAACTTACCACGAAAAGTGGTTCGTCAACTGGCTCAACGAAATCCAAGCGCCGATCAAAGCGAAGAGGCAACCCCTCTCAGGCAGCTTGGGAGGCGAGTATAGCGGAGACATCAAGCTCGAAGTCTTCGGACGAGAAATGGTAGGAGAGGTAAAGTATAGGGACAAGTCTAATTTCCCTAGCCCCTTCTCAGTATTAGATAGGCGAGACATTGCCTTCTATAAAAGACGGACAGGCAGTCCGCAAACGCTAGTCATTATGTCTGGCGATGAGTTCAAACAGCTAATGGAGAAAATCAATGAAGGAGAATCCAGATAAACTAAAGTGGTGGGCTTGGCATAAAGAGAACCCTCATGTGTATGAGCTTTTTGAAAAGTTTACTATGCAAGCAATTAACCGAGGGCATAAACGATTAAGCGCTTGGCTAATTGTAAATAGAATTAGATGGGAAACCATGATCGAAACAACAGGCGAAGATTTTAAAATCAGCAATAATTATATCGCCTATTACTCACGATTGTTTATGGCAATGAATCCACAATACGCAGGATTCTTTAGAACAAAGGCATTGAAGCATGAAGAAACCAACTAACATCGGCAAATATGTCGAAAGCAATGTGTGGGATGCCCACGTTAGCAAAGCTACAAGCTCACCTCACTACGCTAAAGAATACAAACGTACAAATTATGTTCTCGACGAATACGAGGTGATGGCTCGACGCATCAAAAACGGAGAGCCAATCGGCGAGAGCTATCTCAAGGGTAAGCAGAAAGAAAGGCTGCTAGAATTTACAGACCTAACCGAGTCTGACTTCAAAAAATATCTTGCGTAGTCTGCATATATGCAGTAGTCTAACTACTGTACCAGAAGGAGAAAATCATGAAACGAACTGGCTTTATAGGCGGGTCTGACTGTGTAAAAATTATGCAGGGTGACTGGCTTGAGTTGTGGCAAATCAAAACAGGTCGAATAGACCCACCTGATTTGTCTAAAAATTTAGCTGTGCAAATGGGCATACATACTGAATCTTTTAACCTTGACTGGTTCGAGACTGAGTATGCCTGTGTGCTGTCAGATCATCAATGCGAGTATGAAGATACCATTGGGTCTGTCCCTGTGAAGGGTACAATAGATGCCATGTTTGGTGATGCTGTTGTCGAAGCAAAGCACACTAATTCATTCAACAAAATGGATGATATTATTCAGCGTTATATGCCACAGATACAATTGTATTGTAGATTGGCAGGAGCGCCAGATGCTTACTTGTCTGTAATTTTTGGTAACAGTAAATGGGAGTCAACAGTTGTCTCATACGACTACTCGTATTTCAATTCTATGTGGGCAGTGGTGTCTGATTTCTGGAGTTACGTTGCACGCAACGAAGAGCCGCCTAGTGATGTCGAAACTGGACACATATCAACCGACTCCATTTCGGTGGACAACATGGTCATACGAGACGCCTCAACAAGCAACGAGTTCGTCAGCACCGCAGCCACATATGTCCAAGGGCTTGAGCAAGACAAGGTATTCCAGAACGCAAAGAAATCTCTCAAAGAAATGGTCGCCCCAAATGAGAGAGAAGTTTACTGTGATTTCCTCACAGTCAGACGAGACAAGCGAGGGGCGTTAAGAATCAGTAAAACAAATGGAGAAGTAAAATGACTATGGAAATATGGAACAGGCTTTCAAAGTCTGATCCCAAGTATCTCAAGAAGGTTAGCTTTGGAGCGCGTAGCTTCACAGCTATTGACCCACAATATCAGGTCAGAATGATGACCGAAGAGTTCGGCCCTGTCGGTGAAGGATGGGGTTGGCACAGTGAAACACAGATCGTCAATGTCAGCAACGGAGATAGCGCAGTGCTTGCTCATGTCTCTGTCTGGCATGGCAATCCATCAAATGTATTCGGGCCATTCACTGGCTGTCGTAAGTTCTTTGATTCAGTCAAGGGACGGATGGCAGAGGATGCCCCCAAGATGGCTGTCACTGATGGTCTGACTAAAGCCCTGTCGCACGTTGGTTGTAATGCTGACGTATTCTTAGGAGAAATGGATGGCAATAAGTATGCCGCAGACAGTGGTTCATCCAGTAGTGGGTGGTAATCTTGTGGAGAGGGGCGTTCTCCTGCCTCTGGACTAACCGTACAAGGGGCGGCGCGGTAGCTCTCCACTAAGAGCCGCCCCACAATCACTAACTAGGAGCCAAAAGCATGGCAGAATATGACGATACAAACCGAGGCGCAGCCTTCACACCTTTCCCCACGCAGAAGATGATCCTGCAAGGTAAGGTAAACATCGAAGGCAACGACAACAAAGTTGTCTTGGTTTCAGACGAAACGCGAGATGGCAGAAAGATTGTCGAAGTGTTTCAGAAAGTCGGCGTTCTATTTGAGAACGATAAGAAAGGCAATGAAGCAGCGCCAGATTATTCTGGCCCAATCAAACAAGCAATCGACTCTCCACTTGAGAAGCGCATTGCAGGTTGGCGCAGAATGAAAGACGGCAAGCCTTATATGTCTTTCAATGTCAGTGATAAGCAAGGTGGCACTGAGGAAAGAAAGATTCCTGACCCATCAAAAGCCTTGCCAGAAGATGACATTCCGTTCTAGAATATAAAAATATACCCAGTGAGTTTGCCTCAATACTCGCAGACTTGGGCGCTTTGGGAATGACCCACCCAAGCGCCCATTTTTTTTCAAAAGGAGACATCATGGAAACGTGGCAAGAAATAAAAGCAAGGCACAAGCGAGAGAAGATCGAACTTGTTCAAAGCTTTGCTGCTCATTACACAATGAAAGACGCAGCTAAGATATTAAAGTGTGACGAGCCTGTGCTTCGACGCTTTGCGCATCACAGCGATATAACATTCTTGAAAGCGAAGTGGCCTAACAAAATGGAGGAAACCGAATGAATTATTTTGCCCTTCAATCGAATGGTGAGTTCTTTGAGCTTGGGGATCACGGCGATTTTGAAGCTGCACAGTTAACCGCCATAGACCAAAGCATTGATGCTGTTTGGATTGCTGACAGCAAAACAGTGGAGCATTGGAAAGCATATCTTGAAAGGAACGAAGATAAAGTGTGAAGCGGCGGTTTGCTTTTCCGATAACAGGCAGTCGAACGCTAGCAAAAGTGGGTTTCTGAGGTGCCGCCTCACACAAATCCAGTAAACAAAACAAAGGAGGACAAGTCAAGTGACGCAACTAGAAAAAATGAAGGTCTATGCCAAGGTCGAGAACGCAAGGATGCTCTCTCGCATAGGCGGTAGCAACGCTGTCGCAGGGTACAAGGGCAGGGACGGAGGTTACAAAGGGGGTAGGCCCAACAAAGAGCAAAAGCTCTCTGAGAAAGCAGAAAAAATATTACTCTGCATGAAGTCCGATATGAAAGTCCGCGCCATAGCGGAGGTCGTCGGCACCTCGCATCAAGCAGTCAGCCAAATTATTAGTAGATATAATCTAAAGGAGTTGGTTGATGAATAGTCTTAGCTTCGCTTTCCTTGCAGTAATTCCTTTTGAAAGTTGGGATGACTGTATGGATATGGTTCGTCGATTAGAAATAATAGACTTAACGCAGCAGTGCGTAGGAATAGATGCAGAAGGAAACTACACCAACTACGAACAAGAACCAAAGCTTGCACCAGACTGGTCGCTCAGACCAAAGGCAAGACCAACAGAATTGGAGAAATAAAATGAATTTCTCTGGCAAGAAGCTGCGTAAAATTCGGGTATCAAAAGGAATTAGTCAAAAACAAATGGCAGATGATTGCGAACTTAACCAATCACTTATTTCTAAATATGAAAGGGGTGATATTTTAAACCCACCGCATCATGCCGTTAAAGTTATGGCTGATTATCTAAACGTCGATCCAAACGAATTTTATGGTGCAGACTTTAAGCACAAAAAAGCAAAGAGTAGCGATAAAACTCAGCGCTTAGATGTCCACGTTTACTTTCACTTCAATGGAGAAATAAAATGAACATAGAACAAAAACATGAGTGTTTTGAAAACGCTCTAAGAGCTTTGCCAAACAAAATGACTGTAAAAGATTTGTTAATCTTTGTGTTTGGTGTATGTGACTGCTTTGATACAGACCCAGAAATAGTAGGTCTAGGTTTAATAGCAGCAAAGCCTAGCGACGAAGAAGAAGAAGAAGAAGAAGTAAAAGTCAGCTTCAAAGATAAAAAGCTGCAACAACTTCTTGGCAAAGACTAGACTACATCAACTCAAAATGTGGGCCATCAATAAAGGGGCGGCGACCTTGAGAACGGCGCAAGTCGATATAAGAGTTCATTGCCTCTTCCATTGTTCCATTCCACTCCATGATATTTGGAACAGACCAAGCAGCGCCCCAACGTATCTGAACTGAGTGAGCTATTGCACCCTTCTTAATTGCATCAGCAATATTATCATAGAGAGGCAGCGACCAATCTACACTGCCGCCAACATAAGCAAAAAGATCAACGGCATGACAGAAGCCATCTTCTTGCCGCAAGTGTTTGCTCTTCATGGTTTGTGATGCGCCCTTGGCAACAAGAGCAGCTTGCTCTTCCTCGGTTCTCAAACCAATTCCAACACCAAAGTCTACATCAGTAAAGTCAATCGCAGACTTCACCACCTTGACCAGATCAGGGTGAACACCACGAAGACGAGATAAACTTCTATCTGATAAACTAAATGCCATTATTTCCTCCCAAAGAATTTAGTAGCTGATCTTATTCCAAAGCTTGCAGCTACAATAACACCAAGCGTGTATTGATACCAGTCGGGCATAGTTTCCAAAGCAGCGAAGCCATTAGCAACAATGTCCCTGCCAGTATCGCCAAGGAACACAAGCACTAATGGAATACTAAATAAAATTGTTAGCCACTCGTCCTTCCAAGATGTCTGTGATCCTTGGGCCATGATCCGTTCCCAATCGGCAACAGACGTTTCTTTACTAAGCATTATCTTAGCCTTGGCCTCTGCTTCTGTAAGCTTGAGCTTTGCTTCGGCAGCTTGCTTGTCTGCCTTACCTTTCAACCACCCTCCTGCAAGCTCTGTGAGGGGGGCTATGAGAGCTTGTATCATTTCTGTGACTCCTTACCCATCCAGATTCCGAAACAGCCTGTGAGCGCCCCCATACAGACAGATACCAAACCTGATTGCTGTATGGTGGGGTCAGGCAATGACATATACCAGTGAACAGATTGATAGGTCAGAATGGTGACGGCTATCATCATAAGTCGGGGTACAATCTTCCAGTCGTCTATAACAGTGTGTGCCATTTATATCCTCCCTGTTACGCCAAGCAAAACAACAATTGCAAAGCCAGTTACCAATGTAAGAATCAAGCCAACGCTGCCCCATATAACAAGGCTCTCGAATCTTTCAGCTTTTAGCCTAGCTTGTTCCTCTTCTCTTTCTTTCTTTTCTCTGCGAACTCTAGCTCTAATAGCTATTAACTCTTGCCAAGCAGAGTAGCCTCGAAGATGAATTATTAATTGACGAAGCTCATCTTCAGCATCCCTTGCTTTCTGCAAAGCAACAAAAGTTTCCATTGCGTTTTCGTCTTCGCTAGCAAAAGCACTGTTCTTTTTTTTGTTATGTTTATTCCGCAGATCATCAACGCCATCAAAGAACTCACCAATCTGCTTGGTGACGTTGACCAATTCCTGCCCTGCGGAAACTGCCGCCTTGATTGCGGCGAAAGCCGTTAGGGGATCAACCATTATTAACCTTGCATTGTCATCCGTAAAAGAAGAACAATAATAAAGCCAGATGTGCCGATGACTACAGCTTCCAATCGCTTTACTCTATTGAACAAATCTTTAAATTGGATTTCCATTTCCGTTTTAATTGCCACGACTTCTTTCTCCAATCCGTCGATGCGTTGATGTGCTGATTGTACTGTTTGTTTCATTTATTTATTCCAAGTTAAGTCCTGTTCCATTCTTTACGTCCAGTACATTACAACGACCGCACCTTGTGAACCGTTGCCGCCCTTGCCAAATCTACCGCTGCCTGTACTTGCGTTTCCTGAGTGACTTGCGGAACCACTACCACCACCTGCTCCATAGTTAGAGCCATGACTGCCTAAACCTTGACCCCATTGGTTAGCTATATCTCCTTGACCACCAGTTCCTAAATATGAGCCTAAAACTCCATTCTCATATGGACTTGTGCCGCCAAGAATACCGCCATATGTACCAGAAGTGCTAGTTGTAGAATTACCCCCTGCTGGTGCGCCCCCTGCACCTGCTCGACTACTTACAATAGTGCTTGTGCCGCCAGTGTAATTAGCGTCACCGCCAGAAGCAGAACCCCCTGCTTGACTTGTAGAAGTATGTGTTCCACGTTTACCACCGCCGCCTGTTAGACTAATTCCATTTCCAGATACAGTAGTATCGCCGCCGTTACTTCCGCTAGCGTTTTCAGCACCTGCACCGCCACCGCCAATAGACATACTAAAGGACATTGAAGTTGTTCCCACAATCCCTTTGATGGCAACACCTGCTCCTGTTGCACCTGCCATCGTTGTTGAAGCACCGCCTGTAGTACCGCTGCCACCACCGCCGCCGCCGATTGCAATTATTGCAACAGCGCCATTGTATGAAAGAGTAAAGGACGAGCCGCTTGTTTTGACCTCAGTGTGAGTAGGGTTTCCTAAGTCAAATGTTCCACTGTTTGATGTAGACCAAACAGGAGCGCTAACGGCAGACGCACCATAAAACTCATTTATAGCAGACTGAGCGCCAGAACTTTTATCTATTAAATCTCTGATGTCACTGTCATTGAACGAACATTCAGTGCCAGAAGAGCCACCTGCTTCTACATGAAGGTCATTAAGGCTTATCTGTCCACTAGCTTGAAGCGCCATTCTTTAACTCCTCAATCTCAGCTTTCAGTTCCTTGATGGCCTCAATAAGCAAGCCGTGAAGTTGGTCATACTGTACGGTTTTATATTCAACATCATCGTCAGTCTTGAGAGGCAGTGTGCTTTCTGTAACTGCGCTTGGAAGAACCGCTTCGACCTCTTGGGCAATCACCCCTGCGCTTTGTTTACCATCTGCTTTGTAGGTAAAGGTGTAGCCCGATAGCTGACCAACTTTATCCAAAGCGCCTTCGATTGGCTTGATGTCTTCTTTGAGCCGTTCATCAGATATGGTGGTTGAGTAAGCAATGACATTGCCATCAACGTGCAAGTCACCGCCACTTGTGAGGCGCATGTCTTCGGCTCCTGCCGTAGTAAAGCCCATGTAATCAGAGGAATTATTATACTCAATGATGCCCCTGTTGTCGGCATCTGTGTCGCCAAATAGAAGCTGTGCGCTTTGGTTTGTGGAAGCTATGATGGCTAAATCACACTGACCATTTTTCTTGAGGGTAAGTTCTCTGGTCAAGGTGGTAGAGCCAGTGCCAATGCCCAAGGCTCCACTGCTGTCGAGGCGCATGGCTTCCCCACTACTAACCTTAAATACAAGATTAGCACTGCTGTCACCAGTTGCGGTTGGATTTCCAATACTTGACCAGTTATTTCTATCTTCGTTATAAAAACGTAAACCATATGTTGCGTCATAACCTACAGAAATTTCACCACGAACATCCAAAGCCGTT